GGACTTTTGAGCGCCCTCCCCCGCGTTCCGTACCCCCGGGTTCGAATTAACCCATCCCCACCCAAAACGGACATAGAGGACGTCACGCATTGCGATCGTTCCAACCGCCTGGTTGCTCACGCGCAGTGATGCGAGAGTGATGCGCCTTAGTCATTGACTGAAGGTTCGTCCAGTCGTGACCACGTGGACCGAGAGGCCCGAGCCCATCCATATGGTTGACCTCAGTAGCCAATGGTCTAAGCAGCGATGACAGCGCCATGCACTCATCACATTCGCAGTATGGGTTGGCTCTCAGGTAGGCGAGCCTGGTACGTCGCCATGCACTGTCATAGGGGTTACGCCTAGACGCGCGCCTGAGTACCTGGGCACGCTCCTGACAGCCCCTACAGCGCCCACCCTCGGTGAGTTCAGGGCATCCAGGGGTAGGGCATACGCTCATAGCACGTCTCGCCATGGCGATGCTCCTACTCATTTCAGTATGTGCGGATAGCAGGATTCGAACCTGCGGCCTCTCCGTCCCAAACGGAGCGCTCTAGTCACAGCTGAGCTATATCCACTTGCACGAGAACCGGATCACCGGCCAGGGAGTGTTATGCCCCGCTTACGTCTCGCGCTCCGTCCGCTGAGAGGGATTCGAACCCCCACGCCGTAAGGCACTGCGTTCTAAGCGCAGCGTGTCTTCCGTTCCACCATCAGCGGTTGAGGGCTACTTGGGGCTCCGCTGCATGCATGACTAGTGCACCAGTTGGGAGCCGCTTTCGCCCAAGGTGCTTGGCGGGGTGGCCGGTCAAGGCTTCCGTCGTTGCACCAGTGACAAGTGAGGGATTCGAACCCCCGTCCTCCGGGTCATGAGCCCGGCGCTCTACCGCTGAGCTACCCTGTCGCGCTTCGCATGATCCGGAATCGAACCGGCACCCATTTCGGGGTTGGGGCGCTTTGAGTCCCCGATGACCACGCCAGTAGTCACCACACTGCACGCGAAGCATTGCCCCAGTGCTCGACCATGGGAGAGAGCATGGGGGCGACTGAGGCAAGTTAACGGGGTTAGTCCACGGACCGCCGGAACGTTAGTTGTGTATGCGCGGGAACTAACCCCTACCTATATAGGATCGCAAGGGTTTCCCGCCGGTACAGCGCAAGGGGCGCGACGGCCCGATGTATTTGTGTACCTGGTGCATGCGATCCCGGTATCTCTTAGAGATGTCTATAGAGATATGTGATTCGGGTACACCAAATACACTCCTACACAATGCCCTGGTCAGAGCCTTGCTCGCTGTTCTTTGGTCTTGAGGCAGCTACACGCCCCCGGGCCGCTGCAACACAAAGGGCCCCGGGATATCCACAGGCGTTACCATCCTGTGATATATCGGAGCCCTTAGCGTTACCGCCTAGCGTGACCTAGGTCACTCGTTCAGGTACTTCACCGTGCGCACTGCCTGTTTCAACCCGTCCAGCCCGCCGAGCACTTCCACAGCGTCCGCGCAGCGATCACAGATGCCGTGCCCCTCGATCGGGCCCGAGCAGAGTGCACACCGGTCCTTCCGCATGCCTGCCCGGTACGCGCGCTGAGCCTCGGCCTTGTCCTCGGCGGGAATGTTCTTGCGCCGGGCCTTTGCCGCTGCTGCCTTGCACGCCTTGCAGTGGTAGCCGTAGCCGTCCGGGGTGTGCGGGTCCAGCGGGAACGCGTCCATCGGCTTATCGGTCTTGCAGTCCCAGCACGTTCGGTTGCTCACTTCGCTGCCTCCAGCTCGCTCAGCTCATCAATCAGTTCCTGATCATCGCCGCCCGATGCCCATTGGATGTCGAGCCGCTCGCTTCGCTGCCTGGGGTACAGCGTCACCGCTAGGCCCACGTCGGCTAGAAGCCTAGGACGGGCCGCAGGATCCTCCCACGCTTCGCCCAGCGTCCTCCCAGTGGGCTCAAGCACTTCCCTTACGTCCGGGTCGTGAGCGTCCCTCAGAGCCTCGTACGCGGCTTCTAGCTCAGCGGCACGGCTCATGAGTGCGGACATCACCAGCGGCCCGGCGGTGGCCATGTTCTCAACGAGACGTTCGGCTTTCTCCTGTGCCTCAATCATTTCGCTGCTGAGGTCATTGCCACCCTCGAACCTGACCATGTACTCAGCCATGCCGCCCCAGCGCGTGAGGAACGAGTCCTGCACTGCGTTGTCTAGGGTCTCGGCGTAGATGGTGACGTGTCCGGCATGGCACTTGTACAGGCGCACACCCTTGCCGCTCGCCCCGCCGCTCAGTGGGCACCCTTGGTAGCAGAACGCCATCCCATGGGCCATGGGGGACGCTCCGCGCGGTGCCCGCTCTAGACCTGCGCCCAGTGCATCCAAGCGAGCGTGAATGGCTTTGTGCTCGGCGGCGCTGATGATGGGCTCGGCGAACTGCACGGGCGTAATGCCGTCCTCGGCGAGCACCAGGTTGCCCTTATAGGTGCGCTGACCACGCAGGGTGGGCGACCGGAGCAACAGGCGCCACCGCTGGTGACCGAGACCCACCATGGGGGCCGTGCTGGTGGCTGACCCGCCGTCAAGGAACTTCCGAATGGCAGCGCGTACGTTCGCGGCCTGGTCGTCGTCGATCTCCAGATAGGCAGCACCATCCCGCCGGACAACCTTGTACCCGTACGGGGCCGTCCCAGATGCCCAACGGCCCTGCGTGCGTCGGGTGGCGTGGCCGTCAGAGATGCGGCCCTTAATCATGTCGCGTTCCCACTCGTACAGCGCAGCGAGGACGGTGGCGACCATGCGCCCATTGGATGTGCCGGTGTTCAGTTGGTTGTCCGACGTGGCAAGCAGGATCTTGTGTGCCTCACCCCATGCGACTAGGCGGAGGAACTCAGACACGTTACGGGCGTAGCGATCTTGCTTCCATGCAACGACGACTTCCGGCCGGTCGAGCATGAGTTCCCGCATGCCCTTACGCTTCTCCAACGGCTTCGCGCCGCTCACGCCAGCGTCTATGTACTCGATCATGTCGTCTGGGTTGTGGCCGTTCTGCTCGGCCCATCGGCGGCATGCGGTGCGCTGGGTCTCAATGCTGGACGAGTCGTCTGTGTCCACGCTGAGGCGGTAGTAGGCGCCGATTGTGGGGCGCCCCTGGCCATTGGCTACAGCGACCGCGCTGCGAAGATTCTGTGTCATGTACCCAAGGCTACAGGCGTTTGAGCAAACGCACACACCCTTCAGTACATAACCTCAGCGGTTGTAGTACGCGGCGTCAAACGGGTTTGGTTCCGGCTTGAACGCCTGCCAGTCCTGCGGCGCGGGCACCAGGCCCTTACCCCATGCAACGCGGCACTTGTACAGCCACGCCTCGGCCCCCTCGCGGGATCCCCACTCAAGGGGTAGGAAGTTGCCGTTCCCGTCCGGCAGCGTGCAGTACCCGTACCAGTGGAGATCCAGAATTCCCCACATGCGCCGATCAGGTGTCGTCGTCACTACGTATCGCCTCATACGGCCATGGTAGAGATCAGCTACAGGCCGTGGCTACCACTACACAGAACAGCCCCGCAGCGACCCAACCAGGGCCATTGCGGGGCTGTTTGATCAGACGGTCGCCGGGGCTACTGCGGTGGCGTCCTCAATCGTTTCGGTAACCGTCTCGGCGGCGTCCTCGGGTGCGGTGACTTCCGCTGTTGCGGTGCTCTTTTCGTCGGTCACGGGGTCGGTGGCCGTGACGGTAATGGTGGTGGGGGTTTCCTCGGTCGCCTCGGTGGGATCCTCAACGACGATGCGCACCCAAACGGTGTCATCAATGGCGGGCGCACGCTGGAATCCGATACCCAGGAGTCCTATGCCCGTGGTCTCCAACCTGGCCTTGATTACTAGATCTCCGTGCTTGTCAATGTGCACGTCAATGTTGGTACCGGGCGCCTTGCTCTTCTCAGCGTCCGACACGATGGGCAGTGCCCAATCAGGGATCTTGTCTAGGCCGGGGACGACTAGCTCAAGCCCCTCGCGCAACTTGGATTTCTTGGGCGACTCCTTGGCCGTAGGCGGCGTCTTGGACGGTTTGGCGGACGGGGTGCCTGAGGGGGTCTCAGACGGTCTCTCAGACGTTGTGGGCGCCGGTGCGGGGGAACCGGGGCGGTGAGTCGGGGTTGGGCTCTCTGCGGGGCTCTCAGCGCGTTGTGTGGCTACCGAGGCCGGTTCAGGGGTGGCGGAGACCACAGCATCCGGGGTGCGGGGTGCGTGGTCCGGGGATGAGAACGCAACGGCGCTCATGAGCGCGAACGCTCCGGCCGTGACCACAGCGGGCACGGCTATACGTCTGAACATTGGTGGGGGACCCAACTAGAGCGGAATGGCAGATTCCGGAATCTTTGCACGACGTTCACATGGTGCCTACAGCGGGTGGGGTCCCCGTCGGCGCGGCTCTACGTGACTGAGACCCGTGAGCGGAGCAATCGGCCCTGCGCCCCAAGGGTTCAGCGGGAACAGCCCCTCAGCGGTCCACAGCATCACGGCGGCGTACCGGCCAGTCTCGGCGGACCGACACCACTCCGAGACTCCCAACAGGCGCTGAGACAGCACTCCCCTGACGCTGAGGCGGAATCCCCGGGGCTGCCGGGTGCTGTTACGGATGATCTCTGCAACGGCCCCTGCGTGTGCCTTGATGAGGGTTGGCACGTCGGCCCACTTGTCTATGTAGTCGACCGCTGACAGCCCATCCAAGAGCGGGCAGGAACGATATTCGGGGCGCCCGTCCATGGTGGGAACGGGCACCGTGACGGTGATCTCTACTGCGTACGGTGCGGTTGGCATGACGAAAGTCTCGCAACCGGAAGCGCACGTTCCATCAACCGTGGGGATTGTGTGGAGAGCTTTAACTCTCAACCGTTGGGCCTACAACGATAGGGCCCCTCATCCCCCAGGGTGACCCACACCACACCAATACGGACATTGGCCTCGTAACCAAAGATAGATGTAACGCCCATGCATCTTCCCTGAGACACAAAGATGCCCCCAGCTTTCGCCAGGGGCTAGGTACGGGGCCGAACGGCTCAGGCGGCGTCTGCGGCCCTTGCGCACGTCTTGCACAGCTTCCGTCCACCGGTGATGCGAGCAGCCGCTACAGCCTCGGCCAGGGTCTCGAAGGACGCCCCGGTAGCCAGGCGGGACCGAGTCAGCGAGCCGCACACGTTCTGGGCCCAGTTGCTGACCACGGCGCCCGACTCATTGCCCCCGCCCGTGGTGCGCGCTTCCATGCCCGCGATGTGGTTCGTGGTCCGGTTGTACTTGATGGTGAACATCTGGTGTCTCCCCTGGCTCGCTGCGTCCTTACGAGTGGAACTCTACACACGGATCCGGGGCGCGCACAACCACCTACTGAAAAGAGTATGTGGATCCGGGACCAAAGATAGATGTAACGCCCATGCATTGAGCCCGAGACCAAAGATAGATGTATCGCCCACGCATGGAACTAGTTCACAAGCCAGGGCAAAGGGAAAGGGCCCCCGGAGGGGCCCCGTCCTTCCTGCTTACATCCCGGCCCAGTAGCCGGTACCCATCGCGCCCCATCCCCAGTTACGTCCGGTCTTGGTGTTCGCCGAGACGAGCATGTCCTCGTTGCTGCGGACCTTGTGGGTGCGGATCTCAGCGCCCGTGGCGTCGAACTCGCGAACCAGGGCCCATCCCCCGGCACCCTGGGTCTTGACGGTGACTCGGGCGGTGGCGGTGGCGTTCATTTCGTTCTCCCCTGCGTCGTTGTCGTGCTTACGAGTGGAACTCTACACACGGATCCAGGGTGCGCGCAACCACATACTGAAAAGAGTATGTGGGCTGGCTCACATCGCAGCGCGTGACGTGCAGGGAACGTACATCTATCTTTACCCCTACCCGGAAGCTCTGTACGGCCGACTGAGAGCCTGCCAGCACTCCCCCGGGGTGCCCGGCCAAGGCTCCCGCGTGAGGCTCTCAGACGGGCACCTAGGGGCCCCAGGGTCTCCCCCAGGGCCCCCGACCGCCTAGCTCGCGGCGTAGAAGTACCGGCCGTAGGACGATCCGCCGATGTGAATGTTGATGTACTTCCGGCCCCCCTCGCCGGTCATCACGCTGACCGAAACCCCGTGCTTCTCAGCGTTCGCGATGGTGGCGCGCATCTGCTGAGCACTGCTGATCACGACCCGGTGATCCGCCTTGCCGCGAGACTCGAACGTGTCCGTGTCCTGAACGATGTCCATGATGCCCTCTCCGTGAAAGGCGGTCCAGCACTTCGCCGCCGCCAGCGCCATTGCCTCGGTCAGGTAGCCGGGGGTGCGGAACGCCTCGCGACCGTCCTGGAAAACGATGCCGTAGTGGTTGCCGTTCTTCGCGGTGATCGCGATGTTCGTCATGTCCGCTCCCCTGCTTGCCGTTGTGCTTACGAGTGGAACTCTATGCGCATCCGCACGCCCCGCGCAACCACCTACTGAAAAGAGTATGTGGACGAGACTTCGGCGCGTATATGCATGGCCGTTACACCTTTATTTACGCAAAGTAGCGGCCGGCATAACCCAGCGTCATAACACCAGGTCATACCGGCCGCGAGTCGGCACAGTGAGGGATGCAGGGAGGCGAAGAAACGCAGTTAACGGGAGAGCGAAGCCCCTGCGCGCCGCCTATCTGAGGCGAACCACCCTGCACCCTTCACCGCGCCGGGCCCCAGGGTCTCCCCCGGGGCCGTTGCGGTGCCCTACAGACCCTTTAGCGCGGCGTCGAGCCGGTCCCGCAGCTTCCGGGCGGTCTCTAGCGTCATGGACGCCAGATCACCATATTCGCCGCTGGTGTGAGTCGGGGCAGCCAGCCATACGAGGAATTTCTCATCTTCGAGCGGGGCAGGCTCGACGACAACTGCCACGTCTTCCCAGAACTGCGCGATCATTTCGTTTCCCTTCGCTGCGGTGCTTACGAGTGAGACTCTATGGGCTGCGCCACCCACGCGCAAGCTACCTACTCATTTCAGTAGGTAGCTTGCGGCTCATGTCCGGCTCAGATTCCCCGGCGGGGCCGGTAGGCAATGTCAATGCTCCAACCCCGACCGAGCCACTCAACCGTGAAGTTGGCGCCAACGTGCTTGTGTACCAGAGACTCAGCGACATCATCCGGCACCCAACGACCCTTAGGCACGTCCACGTACTCAACGATGCGAGTCGGGAACACGATGCCAGCCATGCGAACCGGCATGTACTTGCCCTTGGGGAGATCCTGGGGCTTCAGATCAGGGGTGATGGTGTGGCGCAGGCTCACGCGCTCCGTACCGTCCCCGTTGTCCGCGAGGGAGACCCGCAGCGTACCCATGATGCCGTCAATTTCCTCGTAAAACTGCATTTCGCTGCCCCTCGCTCCGCCGTGTCGTGCTTACGAGTCAGACACTATGCGAGCGCCGGGCGCGGAAGCAACCCACCTACTCATTTCAGTATGTGGGCTAGGCCACAACTACCCGCTTGATGCCTGCCGCAGTGATCAGCGTCGAGCACGCCGGGCAAGGCTTGCGGGTTACGTACAGCGTCGCCCCCGGCAGCTCCGCAGGGTCCGCATGCTCAATCGCGTTGCGTTCAGCGTGAGTTGCCGCGCAGTTGGCGTAGTCGCTGTCTCGCGCGCACTCGGCTACGTCCAGCCTTCCCCGTGGACAGTTACCGGCGGTAGCGCAACCGGGGATCCCGGGTAGCAGGCCGTTGTAACCGACGCTGCGTACCCGGTTCCGGTCGTTCACGAGCACTGCCCCAACCTGTGCCCGTGTGCAGTCGGCACGAGTGGCAACCACAGCGGCTAGCGCGAGTCCCCACTCATCCCAGCTAGGGCGATCGCTCACGCACCCACCAGGGCCCGTATCTGCGCCTCAGTGGCCCCGCCCCGATGCTCGCGCACCACCTGCCCGTACTCGTCGTACACGCGGATTGTGGGAACCGCCCGGATGTCGAGCGCGCGGCTATCGCCAGTCTCTACGTCGACGTACTCGCCAGCCTCCCCGGTCACGCGCTGAAAGTGCGGGTAAGTCGTCTTGCAGGGGGCACACCAGGACGCCCCAAAGAACACCGGCTTCACTCGTCATCCTCGCTGTCGTTGATGCATCGTCCGCCCCCGCAGTACAGGCACGCGTCGTCGTCCTCAGTCCAGCCGATCAACTGCCCTCCCTCTCCGCGTACTTGACGCAGGTCGTAACGATGGACGTTCCGGAAACCAACTTGCCGTTAACGATGGTGGTGTGCGGGATAACCTGCGTCGTGTAGTCCAGACACTCCGGGCCTGACTCGCATGCGCTGAGGCCAAGAACGACGGCCCCGGTTAGGACCATGGCGCCGAGGATTCGGCCGGTCACTTGTCATCACTTCCATACGGCGTAGCCGGAACATCCTGGAAAGAGTTGGGGGCAAGGATCCTCAGGTAGTCGAGCGTCAGCCCCGCATACTCGCGAATCTCGGCGTCAGCGGCGACGTGCCAGCGCTTGCCGAGGACGTCTCGCCATGCCCGCAGGTTGCCGGTAACCACCATGTCGACCGGGGCAGCATTCGGCAGCACGCTTCGCGCAGCTTCGCGAGCCTGCTTGCGCTTGAGGCCACGGGCCGTCAGATCCTCAACGAGTGATTCATAGATGCGCACGCTGCCCGCGTAGGCGTTGACGATGGCAGTTTCCGCCGGGGTGCCTTCAGCGGCAGGCGGTATGACCGGGGCCGTGTCGGCGTATGACACGTAGCGCTGGCTCACTACCGAGAAACTCAGGTGTCGGTGCCGCGAGAGTTCAGCGAGCAGCGCCCGGGACACCCCCTGCACTAGGAAGCTCACGGACGCATGCTCAAGCACGCTGTAGTGACCCTGGGCGAGGATGTTGGCCATGTACCCGGCGTTCTCCGCCGTGGCCGGATTGGGGCGAGCGAAACTCTTGTAACAGAGCCGACCGGCCGACTCCCCCAGCGCATCCGAGTCGCGAACCTCCTGATCTCCGATCGCGTCGTACCCGTAAGCGTCGATCATCACGTGTTCACGCATGATGGTGTGTGCCAGAACATCAACCCGCATGGGCTCTCTCCTACTGAAATGAGTACGTGGGCTAGACGTAGGTTTCGCCAGCCAGGAAGCTAGCGAGTTGCAGAACATCGAACGGCTCGGCGTTCCACTCGTTCTCGTCGTCGTCGAGCAGCTTCCGAGCAACCTTCCATGCATCCACGCGGTCGGCCATGTCCTCGGCCTTTCGCTGGGCAACGCCGGTCAGCGTCGGTGGCTTGAATGCGGGCTCAGCGGCCACAGTTACCCCCCAGGGTGCGGAGCAGCGGAACGGCCTCGGTGAACGAGTGGGTCACGCTGCTGATGACTTCACCGGCGGCATTCGCGGTGACGAACTCAATGTTGTTGCCGACGCGCCGAGTGGTGACGATGTGGCCGGTGCGAAGCTGGAACGTGTTCACGGTGTCTCCCCGGGGGTTCGTGCTGCTCTTGGTGACAGTGGATCGCAAGGGTTTCCCGCTAGAAGGTTGCGGCCCACTCAGCGAGGCTCTTAGCGCCCTTGCTCAGGTTGCAGGGAGCGCAGGCAGGCAACAGGTTGTGCGCTGCGTCCGCTCCCCCACGGCTAATGGGCACCACGTGGTCTAGATGCTCGGCCGGGTCTCCGCAGTAGGCGCAGGATCCGCCGTAGGCAGCGAAGATGTCTGCGCGCCGGTAGGTCACCCGGGCCCGTCTGCGTCCCCTGCACCGCATGCAGTAGCCGCGTACTGCCTTGACTCGTCCGCAGGCACCGCATGTCTTCATACCGGGGCTGGATAGCAAGGGTTTCCCGGCACGCGAAAGGGCCCCCAGGATCATCCCTAGGGGCCCAACTCACCGCAGACGCAGGCTAGATCGCGTACGCCTCGCTGTAGAGCGCCGCAAAGCGCGTCTTGCCCTTGCTCCGCACCACCTTCACGCGGTCGCGCTGGATGCCGTAGTCAGCCGACAGTTCATCATCAAAATCAATGCCGTACTCGGCAACCGGCTCGATACCGGTCAGCGCCATAAGCACCGTGCGCTGCTGCTCGCCCATCTTGTTGAGGGTGGCGTGAACCTGCGCCGTGGTCTGCTTGCGCGCGGCCTGGTTGTAGTCCGCAGGGGTCAGCATGTCTTCCGGGACTCCGATGGTGCTGGCGATGTTCGCGCCGACCGTGGTGGGCTCGCTGTCGTCGCTGCCACCGGCCGGTGCGTCCAAGTAGTCAAGGCCCTGGTACGAGAGCCGGGCGGCGTAGGCCAGATCAGCGGACAGGGTGCGGAACTTCCCGCCCATGACGTCGGCATCCTGCACGATCTGCTCAGCGATGTAGGCATCACCCTTGGCGATGGACACGGCAGCCTCAAAACGCTGGGCGGTTGCCAGTGCCACACCCGGGCGAGTCTCGACCTTACGGGCGCTGGAAATGACCCCCGTCACCGTGGTGTCAACGAACGTGAAGAACTGGGCCACGCTGTCCCCCTTGAAGTTGGGGAGAGAGGTCCAGATCGCCGTGCGCCCTTCCTGCGCCAGATCCTCGGCAAGCGTGTGGTTGACGCGTCCGCTGGACGTTGCAGCACGCCGGGCAAGGTAGACAACGCGCTCATCAAACTCGGTCAGGATGTGGGCGAGAGCCGAGGCCGACTCGATGTCGCTGCCCATGGCCGTACGAATCTGCTCGATGGTGACGTTGATCATTTTGGGGTTCCCCTCCGGTTTGCTGCGGTGATGTGCTGGAACGTATGCGGGGCCACTGGCATATGCAACTGGCGTTTCGCTGGGAGAGACCCAGGCCACGGGGACAAGGTTGTGACGATTTCGAAGGCGTAACGGGGTCTCATCCCTAGGATTGATAGGTAAGACCATTCGGTAACGGCGGGGTAACCAGGCATTTGCAAGGCGCAACGCTGGTCACCCCGTCAGGTACTAATCGGCATAGGACTTGCCACGTGTGACCCACCCGACACCTACTCTTTTCAGTAGGTGAACGCAGAGTTAGACGTCAGCTCCGTAGAGTGAGCCCCACGAGCGCTTACCAATCTCCGCCTCGGCCTCAATGGGCACGCCGAAAAGATCGAACGTCATGCATCGCTCAATCTCGCGTGCGTAGTCCTCCGCCTCAGCGGCCGGGACACTGGCAAGCACCTCGTCATGGATCGGCAGGCGCATCGTGTCGAGCAATCCAGCCTCTTCGATGTTGAGCAGCGATTGCCCCAGCACGTCACGCGCGGCACTCTGCACGGCGTAGTTGATGACGGCATACGTGCGCGAGCGATCCAGGGGCAGACGCCGACCCGTGACCGACACGTGAACCATGCCGGTCTCGTACGCCTCGCGCTGCCAACGGTTGGACATGCGCTTGATTTCCGGGTAGGCCCGGTGGAACGCCCCTAGCGCCGCCTCAAGCTCCGCCCGGGGTGCACCGGTCTGCCGCTCAAGCGCTGCCAGTCCCCCGCCGTAGACGGTTCCGAATGCCATCTTCTTAGCGTTCTCACGCTGGTTTTTCGTGAAGTTGGGCCCGTAGACCATGGACGCCGTGAACGCGTGTAGGTCGGCGCCCTGTGCGATCGCCTTTTTCATGTTCTTCACGTCGCCAAGGGCAGCGAGCACGCGCAACTCGACGGCCTTAAAGTCGGTCGACACCATGACGTGACCGGGTTCGGCCAAGAGTGCCCGGCGGATCATCTGATCACGGCTCGGGAGCGTCTGAAGCGCAGGCCGCGTGATGGACATGCGTCCCGTCCGCGCACGCATTGAGTTGATGAAGCAGTGCACCCGGCCGTCAGCGTCGACCGTCTCAAGGAACGTGTCAGCGTACGAGGAACGCCACTTACCGGCGCGCTTGCTCTTGAGGATCGCCTCGGCAAGCGGGTTAGGCGTGCGGGATCCCAGGGGCTCGCCCGATGCAAAGTCCAGATCGGCGAGCCGGTGAAGCACTGCCTTATCGACCTTGACGTTACCGCTGGCCGTGGTCTCGCTGAGGGTCTCCCCCATACCGGCCAGTGCCTCAGCGATCTGCCGGGGCGCGTTCACGTTGGCCACCCCGTACCGAGCGGCTACGCCGGTGAACTCAAGCTCATCATGCATGAGTTGGGACTGAAGCTGCCGCGTGTAGTCGACATCGAGCACCAGGCCGCGACGCTGCATGATCGCGCAGATACGGGCTATCTCGTGCTCGTACTGCACCAGCTTGTTAGACACGCTGAGCATGTCCAGCTCTCGGCGGAGTGCCGGTTCCAGCCGGGCAGTCAGGATGACGTCAAGACCCGCGTACAGGTTGTAGGTGGGGTGGTCGAGCGGGATCCCGGCCCACCCGGTTTCCTTGGTCAGTTTGAGGGACCGGAACACCGCTGTCAGGTCCCCTTGGGTGTCCGGCGCGGACGGGTCCACGTACCAGGCACACAGAGGCTTGAGGGCGGTCCCCCGTCCACCTTCCTGCGGCTGCCGGGGATCGATCAGGCCAGCGAGTAGGCGCGTGTCCGTAGTGCGCGGGGCAAGGCTCTCGATGCTCTCCCGCGTGTGCCGGTCGAGCACGCACCAATCGAACGGGGCGTTGTGAATCAGGAACCGGTTCACGTAGTCCAGCGCGCGTTCCCCGTAGTGGACGAACTCGCCGCCCCGCTCCCAGTGGATTACCCACCCGGTCCGTGCGTCGCCGAACTGCACCGTGCGCAGACGGTAGGTGTCGCTGTAGATGTCGAGACCAGTTGTCTCCGTGTCCAGCGCGATCGGGCCCCGGTTGTTCGCGTCGACAATCCAGCGCTTGAACTCGTTGAGATCCTCGCGAGTCTCCGGAACCTTCACGGTGACGTCTTGTCCGGCAACCTGGTACGGGTAGATGCGCACGTGCGCCCCTCTCATGCGAACGGGTCACCTACTCATTTCAGTAGGCGACCCGTGCTCCGGTATGTGCGCTTGCACGCTTGTGTCAGTCCTGGGCGAAGATGCCCGGACCCGTTGCCTTCACTTCGGTACCAGCGACTCGAACGCCCACCAGGGCCATGCCCTTAGCGACCCGCACGCGCTGAATGCCGCGCTCTTCCATCGCGGAATAGAACAGCTTTCGCGACCACACTTCTTTGGTCTGTAGCCCCTCGGCCTCGCACCATTCGCGGTAAGCGTTGTATGCGTCAGCGCCGTTGATGCGCGCCGTGTCGTCCGCCTCAAGCACGCCCGGGAAGAAACCGGCCAGCGTGTCCGACGTGGCTTTGTATTCGTCCGTGGCAGCGCTGATGTACTCCGGATCCTGCAAGCCGTTGGCGAACCAGGCCACCGCACCGCGAACACACCAGGCCGCAATGCCCTCCGCCTCGCCGAGTAGCTTTCGGTCAAGGTTGTGATCTCGCTCGCCGGGGGCAAAGAACCGCTTGAACGGCACCATCTTGACGCGGCGCCAAAGGCCGTCATCCTGGCCGCGAAACTTGGGCTTGTGGTTGGTCGCCAGCATGAGAAGGAACGTCGGGCGGAACGTGAAGAACTCTTGACGCAAGAATCGGGCCGCAATCTCATCCTTGCCGGTGACCCGTTTCAGTACGGCCTCAGACATCGGGCGCCCCGACTCCCCCTCAGACGCCATGACGAGACGAGAACCGCGCAGCGCTGCAAGGTCGTTGGGGATGCCGCCGCTGGCCTTATCCTCGAACGTCGCAAAGGGGGTCGTGGTGCTGATCGTCCGGAACACCGCCGTCAGCGTGTCTGTCAGGACTGATTTGCCGTTCGCGCCCTTGCCCCACAGCACGCAGAAACACTGTTCGTCCGTGTAGCCGGTGATTCCGTAACCAAGCATGCGTTGCATGTACGGGACCATCTCGGGCATGTCCGGGAAGATCTCGACCATGAACGATTCCCAGCGAGGCGCGGGGGCATCGGCCCGGAAGTTGATGTCCAGCGCGTACGTCATCATGTCCCGCTTGTCATGCGGGCGGAGCTTGCCGGTTCGGAGTTCCACCGTGCCGTTACGGAAGCTCAGCAGGTCCGGTGCGGCATCAAACTTGGCAGCTTCCACATAGACGCTCGGGACGGAGCGCAGTTCAGTCATCAGCGCGTCAATGCGCGTCGTCATGAGGAACGGCTTTGCCTGGTCGAGCTTCCCGGCGAGGGTCAGCGCGGCGCCCATGCGGTGGATCTCTTGGCGTACCAGGGTGCCCGACCCGTCGCGCTGCCAGACACGGCCGTCCCACACGTAGTAGCCGAGCCCGGGGGCAAACTTGATACGGCCGTCGGTCCACGCCACCAGGGCATGCGCGTTCATCGCGTCAGACTCGCCGTAGCGCTCGATAAGGCCAGCGATCACGCGGGCAGCCTCGGTGCCCTGGTCACGGCTCACCACATCGGCGCCGGTTGCCTCGCTGAGTTCCGCCGATACGGTGGCTGCCTCGGCCTCGGCATGCATCTTGACGGGCATAGCTGCCTTGACAGCGCGGTGAAGAGCAGCGGCAAACTCGGACGGGTCACGCTCGCGCCAGTCCGTAAGGTCATCCCCGGCGTTCGGAATGGCCAGCGTGTATACGTCGATTCCGTGCTCTGCCAGACCCTCAGCGAGCCGACGGCTGAACGTCTGCCCCGCCGTGTCGTTGTCGCCAGCCACGATTACCTGAGTGCCCCGCAGGCCGTCGGCAAGCTCCGCGATCAACTCCGGGGAGGACGCCAGCGAGGCACCCCGGACAGCGACAGCGTCATATCCGACCGCAACCGCTGTGAGGCCGTCTCCGGGCCCCTCAGTTATGAGCGTGACTCCGTATCCGGCCTCTCCCCGAAACACGCCGTAGGGGGTCCAGCGCTGCCCCTGGGGGTTGCTCAGCGACAGCCACCGTCCGGGGCACTGCCCGGAAAGGTCGCGACCCTGGGCACCACGGGTGACGCCGTCGAATCCGTTCAGCGGCACCACCATGCGCGGGAACCGGCCGAATGACGACGAGATAAACGAGGGTCCATCGGCGGACGGTGCGGCCCATCGCAGGCCGATTCGCTCGGCGGCATCCTTGGTGATCCCAAACCGTTCCTCGGCGTACGACCCGTCCCCCACCGGAAGCGAGTCCAGCCACATGCGCAGGGTTGCTATCGCCCCGATGCTGACAAGCTGCGGACGTTCCTTGGGCACGGTTACGGCGTCGCCTTCCACGTTGAACAGATCAGGCCAGCGGAGCCCCGCAGCCTTAACGATGTCGTCGTTCTTGCACATGGCCCG